TAAGTTTCTCTGCAACTAAGTCTTTTCACACAATGATGAAGAATAGTTTGATCTCCTACATACAAAGCAACATGATCTAAATTACCTGTGCCTGTATTCATCAACAATACATCACCTTTCTCTAAATCTAATGTATCATCCAATTCTTTAAAACCAGTAAGAGGTAATCCATATTCAAACAAAGGTGACTTACTAAACTCTTCAGGGCTTTTGGGTCGCTCCCAATGTTTTAGAGTAATATTTTTCTTTTCTTCATACCAATCATGTATTAAATTCCAGCAATCTTGAACACCCCATACCCATTGTCTACCTATTAATCCTTTTTTATAGCCAGATGGTTCAAAGTAATGCCACTCTTTTGTTTCTGGAGTAACAATATAAAAAGGTAAATCTAAATATTCACAGCTTGCAAGATCAGCTTGACTAGGAAAAGGTGGTATCTGTGGATGACTATGAAAAACAGCAATGATTTCTCCAGCATCTTCAGCTTTTACCCAATCATCAGGATCAATAATAAATTGTTCACCTAAATCTTCTGCAAGATTTTTACAGGGAAAATACTTTTCTTTACCCTTATAAACAGCTAATAAACCGCACGCTTCATGTGGTGCATCTTTTTCTGCGTGTTTAAGTGCAATATCTTGCCAAGTCATCCGACAAACGTACCGATGCCAGGAAAAATATCTCTAGTTGCTATTCTTTTTGGTAGTTTTACATTTACCAAGTCTAGGGCTGATATTGCTTCCCATTGGACAACATCTCTATTCTCACTAATTTTTCTATCTAAAAAGTAAATTTCTTGAGGAAATTCTGCCGTTGGGTCAGGAGTGCCGAATGGATTAGTTTGTGTAGTTGAAGATGACGTTACTGTTTGCTGGATCGTATTTGGATTGTTCATCGTGATTGTATTACCCATATTATTTCCATGACTTGTGCAATAATATCTTAAATCGTTAGGAGCACCTGGATAGGCCGGTGTGTAAGTCACAGTTGCATCTGTTCCAAGCGTTCCAGTGTTAATTGTTGTCTGCTGCCCTCCAGCATCAGATTTTATTCGTAAAGGATGGTTTACATTAGAACTATGAGATTGATTGAAGATATAAGTTGAACCACGTTTCATTGTAATTACTGGCTTTTGAACTCCATTTATTGCAAAGACGTTAGCACCATAAGAATCTTGAACCACTGTGACAGTATATGTGACAGTTTCAGCATCAGAAGGATCAGCTACAGTTTGAGTTGAGGTGCTGGTAACTGTTTCTGGAGCGAAGTTAACAGCATCTAAAAAACGTGCCAAGGTTCTAATTCTTGTTAATTTTGCACCATTTAAGTCATTTCCAACTGTAGTTTGGTTTACGTTTTGCATGATTGCAGTAAGCGTTCCAAAAATATTGCTGACAGATATATTAGGTCTTGGTAAAGTTCCTGTTCCTGTAAATTCAAAACCAGTACACTCAATGGGAAATCTTAGATAAGTATTACCAGCCCATACAACTTCTCCATTTGCATTGAGATTTGCACCATTATGAAATCTATAAATTGTAGTTGAACCATGTAATGTTGCATCAAGTTGCAAAGTAAACAGTTCTATTACTGCTCCAGGATTTAT